CGGTTCACGAAACCGTTGACGTTGATGACGTTCGCCGTCGCAGCGTGCGCCTTCACAATCAGGCTGTTGTCCAACAGGAACCCAGGAACGATCAACGTCATCCCCGAATCGGCTGCCAGTTCCAACTCGATGTAGTCGTCCTGGTCGGTGGTGCCCCCGTACTGGACGGTCAACACGACCGCCGAAGCGGAAGTGTTGCAGGCGTACAGCCAAATCTCGTCCCTGTTGGAGGTTCCCGAACCAGCGGTGTGGATCGTTACGGGCGATCCTGCCGTCGTCGAGGTGATGGAGATGTTCTTGCCGTTGGTGCTACCCGACAGGAACTCCTTTGAATACGTTGCCATAATGCCTTTCCTCTATGAGAAAACTTGGTTTGCGATGATGTTGTCGTCCACAGCCGTGGTCACCCACGCAACCCCAGGGGTCGCGCTGGAGTCAGCCACCAAGAATGTTCCATTGGCTCCGATGCCAACTCGAACAACCGTGTTATCGGCCGAACCGGCCAGAATGTCTCCCTTGGCGTCGATCAGAGTGTTCTGAACAACCCCAGGCGACGAGTTCACGAATGTTTCAATATCCGTGAAGTTCTGGTTCATGTCAGCAGCAACAATCGTTGTTCCTGCTGAGAAGTCGTTTGTGACGGCAAGTGTCGCCATTTACCTGAGTCTCCTGGGAGTATAGGTGAAAGCCAACGCATTGACTTCCCAATGATTATCCGACGTTGGCCCACTCACCTTCAAACTGACGCTCTTGGCTGTTCCCAAAGTCGGCAGATTGATGACATCTGCAGTCAACGAACGAGCGATCGCATCCCACTTCGCCACATAATCGGAACTATCGTCGCTGTCGTCCCACTTGGCGGTATCCCACCTGGATGTGGAAGTTTTGCCGGGAACAGCGACATTGAAAGATGTCGTCTGAGCCGACTTGTCGTAGTCCTTGTAGATGTCGACCGGGAGCGTAATCGTCGATTCGGCTGAGGTGACCATTCGAGGTCGACCCCACCGTTTCTTCACGATCGGGTTTCTTCCCGTCATCCAGGTTGTGAAGAAGTACGAAGAAATGTGGGTTTCCGCTGAACTGCCGTATCTGTCGCTGGTGCGGTTCTGTTCATCTTCGACATCGACGACAACACCCGTATTCGCCACACAACCAGCGAATACGGTCGGTGACGAGTTGGGCGGCCGGTAGGCATACAGTGGGCCGGCGTCGATGTCGGTCAGCACCCAGGCGCCGGTTGGCCCCAAAGTCGGATCATAAATGAACGTCCGCCGAGTCGTCGTACCGTCCTCTGTCCAATCGACGCTGACGTACGCTTTCTGGTTCCCCCACGCTAGTTGCGGATTCGAGGTGAACGAGATGCGGCCATCCGTGATCGCCGGAGCGATCTTATCGAACACCCAGGTGAAGTTTTCTTTGTTGTAGGCGAAGACGCCCTGATCGGCGTACCAGAAGAACACCCCGTAGGGGGTGGAGATGGGTTGCGACAACGGTACAGACCCGACGCTGTCCGTCAATGTGACCACCTGGAACGAGTCCGAATCGAACCCGAAAATGGCGTAGACACTGTTCGACTTGAATATCAGGAGTCGATCTCCCATCGGGCACAGGCCGGTGATGTAGTCGCCGTGTTCGCCCTTGTCGATGTCGACGTAATCTGTCGCCGTCCATTTCTCAGGATCGTTAGCGTTCGACCACCGCACCCGGTACTTGTAACCGGTGGCTGATTCGTAGGTGTACGCCGCCCACGCAAAGTTGTTCCAGAACGCAACATACTGGGCCTGGGGGAAGTTGCCGGCTGAACCATCCAGAGTCGTACCCAGGTCGGCGGCAGACGATCCATCCCACTTGAATGACGGCTTGTCGTACGATACGCCGTAGGCAACATTGTTCATGGTCATTCCGTAAACCCTGGACCCGTCGGTGCGGGCCGTGATCCCAGTCAGATCCGTGAAGTTTGCCGTAGCCGAATAGGCGACCTTGGTCCCGTAGTTGACCATCAGGTGATTGGTCCCGCTATCCGTGTGAAGCGCCCAAATGCCCTTTACATCGGCGCTCAGAGCCGTCGTGTTGCGACGATCGACGCCGTCGCGCATTCTGATCCCTCCACGGGGATCTACGAGAACATTGAGAAGATCCGGTGATTCGTTGTCTTCCAGGTTGAACTGGTCGGTACGAAGGTTCAGTCCGCCGATGAACGATTCGAGGGTTTCTAACTTGAACTGACTACGCGTAGCCATAAGTTACTCCCACGAATATCGCATACGGTTTGGGAGGATGACCTGCGAACGCCACCGTGAAGCACTCCGACTGTTCAACAGCACGGGTTGTGGCGCCGGCATGTCGTCGTAGCGTGCTTTCAGGTTGTCGAGTTCCTGATTGAAAATCTGGAAATACTGGGTCGCCATCGTGGGATCTTCCTGCTGCTCGTAAGCGCGGGCAATCCCGTACGTTGCCACCACGATATGGAACGGATCCGGCAGATCGGACGGTTCCGTAGCATCAGACACGCCAGCCCCGAAAGTCGTCGGGTTCTTGTATCCGCGCACATAGATCGTTTCAGCAGTTGTAGGCGTAGGGTACAGGCGGACTGTCTCACCCCAATACGACCACCACCAGGGCGATCCCTGACCGGTCACATTGAGCGGATAGACCACATCGCCTTCGTCGCGGCCAACATAGGTCGCAACGTGATCGTCGGTGCGAATGGCTGCGATTTCACGCAAACCATTAGTTACGGATGCGCCGATCGCAGCCAGGGTGTAGTCCTTCTGCGACGCTACCGTGTCGAACGTGGTCGACACCTCGAAGAACGGCCACCGCTTCTCCGAATAGACGATGACATCGTAGCCTTCGCCCAGGAAACGGTTGAGGGTATCGTCGGAAATATCGGTGGAATCGATGTCCACCACGGAGCGGACATACGACCGCATGGTCGAAATGTCCACGGCTACTTCCTATGGAAGACGCACAGGTCGCTGCCCGCAGGGGGATTCCCCTTACAGGGATCCCCGCTGCGGGTCAGCGCGCTGCACTTGGGTGCCGCAGGAACAAGGTTCGGGTCTGCGATCGGGGCGATCTGATGAACGTTGCGGGATGGCCCCACGGTTTGAGGCCGTGGAGTGCTTTCCCGGTAATGGTCGCCAGATGGTTGACCATACGGTCGAACCCCGACTTTGTACGCGTCTGCGAATCCTCGTCCCATCGGGTACTACTAGGCCGGCGTAATGCCGTACATGTAGCCCTGGCGGGCACGGTTGCTTACGGTCAACTCGCCGTAGCAAAGCAACTGCGAGAACACCGCGTCCTGATTGGTCGGGCGCACGAACGGCGTCGGCTTGAACCAGACATCCGAATGAGCGACCAACTGCAGGTACTTGGTGTTCAGCATGTAGAGTTTGCCTTCGCCGGCGAGAGTGCCGTCGAAAGTCATCGGTGCGCCCTTGAACAACAGGTTCTGGAAACCCTTGTCAGCCATGTCGGTGTCCGTGTAACGGATCTGACCGACCAGCAGAGCCTCGTAAGCCTCGTACTGGTTCTGTCCCGAAATGATGATCGTGGGCTGGTCGTTACCGACCGAACAGTTGTTGTAGAGAGTCGCCATCGAGGCAACAGTAATAGCGGCCGAACCCTGGTTCGTTACCGCTGACCGCCACCAGGAGTTATCCGAATCGGTGGCGTCGATGCCACCGGGAGAACCCGTAGAACCGACCAGAGCCGAAAGCCCCAACCAGTCCTTGCTGCTGTTGCCGGTGCCGTTGCCGAAGAACATGGTGTTCATGTTCTCGATAATGGTTTCCTGGGTCTGGAAGATCTTGCCTTCCAGAAGATCAATGATCTGGGCTTCGCCGTTGTTCTTGGCTTCCTCCATACCGTTGATTGTGACTGTGGCCGCGTACTGCTTCCAGTCGTACTCAGCCGCGCTAATGCCCGTCTGCGCCGTCGTGGAAATCGTGTCCGTACCTGAGTACGAACCGGCCGTTGAGTTGGTCCCATAGATTACGGGAACGACGATCTTCGCACCACCACTGATTCGACGAATCGTCTGACCGTTCGTCAAAGCGTAGAACAACGGCCGCGCACTGAAAATGTTATCAGTGAGTTTCGGGACGTAGTTCTTGAGCGTGGTGGAAAGAATCTCGTCAAAGTTGCTGTT